ATCCAAAAGGGAAACGCTGCGACACCTGGGCCAAAAAAAATGGCTGTCGGTTTGTTAACGATGCAATGCCTTGAAGATTTTGAGTACTAACAATTAAAACTAAATAACGATGAATGAACAAGACGAGAATTTAAGACAAGGAAGGAGCCAACAACAATACGAAGACTCATTCAAGATATTGGAAAAGGTAGGTGATATTAGCCTGGTGATTTTTGCTATTTACATGTTGATACGTCCATGGTTGTAGCGAAGAAATTAGTAGAGTTATTTAGTCATCATCATAGCGTGAGTAAATACATCCGCAGCCTGGATGAGGACATACAACATAGAACGGTTATGATCTTTTTAGCATGTGCTATACGAGAGAGTGAGAATAAACAATCGTTCAGTTATTATACTATGCCAGAAGTTATATCTATTTGTGAACGTATGGGATGGTTAGCCAATAGATCTAATCAGACACCAATCTACAGGGAACATAAGAAGTTACTCGCATTAGGGTTTGTTGATAGGTTAACCAAGAAGAAGAGTTTTAAAGGTCAACAGTTTTGTGTTACCGTATATGGACGTATACAGTTAAGACGTATCTATAACTATCTTATTAGGGATCTTTATATTCCCTTACAGTAATTTGATAAGGTCACCCCAAAATGATCTGATAAGAAAACCCCAAAACCTTTACACGTTACGGACAATATGTAAAGCAAAATGCCTGGTAGTTCAATTGGATAGAACAACAGACTTCTAATCTGTCGGTTGAGGGTTCGAATCCCTCCCAGGTAACCAAAATACCCCCCAAATACCCCCCGCTCGGACGATCGTCCAAAACTTTTTTTAAATTTTTTTTCCTAGGTTTTACAGGTTACGACAGCCGAAATGACGATTTTTTTTTAATTCACATTTGGATGTTAACAAAATAATTCTATATATTTGTACCATCGTTCAAACATTATTAATTAAAACTGAAAATCATGAGAGTACAAATTTCAACTACAGCAACACAAACAGTAAAGTCTAACACTTCAAGACTTTCTTTCCTAAACATCGAAGACATCAAATTTCAAATGTCTGTTTTAAAACTAGGAATTGCTTACCACGACACAATGTCTTTTAACGCTAGATCAAATAAGGTTTATGACTTTCACACTTCTAAGCGTGATCTATACATGTCTGTTCATGGATGGTTACAAATGACAGATGTTTACCAGGAAGATTTAACCTTAAACCAATAAGCCATAACTAATTAATTTAAACTAAAATAAAAATGACAAATTCAAACTATTTCACAGCCTTCAACAGATTCGATAGACAAACAACATTTAACCCAATGATGATGTCTTTCATCCAAACTACGATCAACAAAATAAGTAACGGAGGCTTCAGAGCAAGTGACCTGGTAAATTCTCTTTACGGTATCTATGACGGTTACTACTACACAAATTTAAGATCAGAGGCCAATCGTCTATACTCACACGATATTATGATCCTTCGAGATCTACATGCAATTGCAGACACCTTGGACTCGATAATTGCGAGAGCATAAGATTACTGATGAGCCTGTGAGATCCAGGCGAAACATCCTTCGGGATGTCTAATCGAAAATTAATTTAAACTAAAACCGATGTTAACATTAAGAAAATTCTACCAGGAAAATTACCCAACAGATGATATGGGATCTAAAATCAACTTAACAACTTTTGTATGCTTAATGGATTGCTTACATAGAGGAGGTAACGTGTACATCATCATTGGTGTAGAAGACAGTCTAATTAGAGAGAGATTATTTCAACACCTTGCCGACATGTTAGGCACCAACTACAACTATGTTTACAATTTATGGATGCAGGTAGATAAAGAATTATACCAGGCAATCTGATGAGATCTTTATGATCGAAACGCTGCGAAGCGTCATTGTCAAATAATTTAAAATAAATAAAATGTCAAAATCAAAATTAAAATTAGTACTAATCGCAACAGTAGTTGGAATAGCAATTACTTTCTTAGGACTAGCATTGCTATCCGCTATGGATCTTATTGAGAGACAATCTGATCTAATGAACCTTACAAACTTTAATTAATTAATAAATAATCTAAACTGAAAATCATGTTAAACAAAATTCAATCAATCGTAATCAATAGCCTTTTAGGATCTTTATTCACACTATGGGCACTAACATTTACAATGCTAGTCTTTCACCTGGTAACAGAAGGTGTAGATCCTAACGCAAGTTTTGGATACCTGGGATAAACAAACTGATGAGCCTGTGAGATCCAGGCGAAACGCTCTGCGGAGCGTCTTTGTATAACTAAAAAAACTATTACAATGCAAACTGAAATTCAAAAATTACAAGCGATCATGAAATTACAAAACGCTCTTAACAGTCATGATTGGCATTATCAAAGATCTGAGGATCCTGGAGTATATCGAAGAGGTACAGCACAGCGTAACGAGTTAAACATTCTTATGACTGCTATAGGTAATAAAGATCTTGCTCTCTCTCTATACAATAAGGCATGTCCTTGGGTTGAGAATGAAGAGGAGGTCACCCCAAATCGTTACAGCCTAGAAGAACAGGCCCAGGAATTACTTGATGCAGGAGACTCACACGATGCTGCCGAAGGTAAAGGAATGATGAGAGTAATTGACGAGATTATGAGCATCATTGATTTGGATGAACCAAAGGATGAATTGTTAGACATGATCTACTTCACTTTAAAATACAATTCATAATGGCTGTAATCACATCAAAAAAACTAGCAGAAATCCAGGATCAAATTATAGATCTTGGTTGGGAGGCCCAAAGAATGTCATCCTCAGGACTAGAAACGTACAACAAACTTTGCAAAACATTTAAAATAGAACCAATAAAAATCACATATAATGAAGACTCGTTTTAATATTATCAGACAAAAAGTAACTACAAGAGGCGGAGGTATAGAGATCTGCCTAGAAAACCAAGGTTACCCAGGAGAAAAAATGACAGCCTACCAAAACTATTTAGGAGGCGGGATACTAGGAAGGATCGGAAACGATTGTACTATAACAGATTGGCAGCAGGATGATTTCCTGGTAGATCTTGCAGACAGTTTAGCAAAGATCATGCACAGGATGACAGCACCAATTTATTTACAAGGTGAAGAACTAGAGCAAACATTTGAACAAAATCAATCTATGCCAATAAGTGCATACTAAAATTTAAACTATGGCTATAACTAATGAAATATTCGAACACTACAGATCTCAACAGAGAAAGGTAGCAAAAGCAAAAGATCTTTTAAAAGATGAAGGGTATATAGTTTACCTGAAACCTACAAAAAAGAAAAAGCAAACTGATGAGCCTGTGTAACTCAGGCGAAACGAGGGAGAAATGTTTTGAACGACTCCATGATTTTTGGCTCCCTCGTCTTTGTATAATAATAAAAACTGAAACAATGAAAAAAAATTTTTGTGATTGCTGCGAGCAAGAGATAGATCAAGATCTAGATTTTTATCAATACGACCGTAACGATGAGATCCTATGTGAAGAATGCTATTACGAGGCTTTTAATCGCTCTACTGTAATTCAGACATGGTCACCCCAAGATCAGGAGACAAAAAAATATTATTACCCGCATGAAATAGGGAAGGCATTCAATACATACTACGAAGAAATTTATTCTGATGATGATGAGGATCACCAACCTGTAAAAGATTGCAAATGGGTAAATTCAAATGCATGGAGAGGTTATATGGACGTTGAATTCAAGGAAGGATGGAAAGATATAGAAAGCGGATGGACTACAGGATATTGGGAAGATGTTTCCTGGAAGCATAAGTTTAACGATTTAGTCCATGAAATTATAGGAGAAAACTCTGAATGCCCTGTAGCAGTATCAATCGTATCAAGTATAACAAGCAATGTATTTTCTCAGGCCACTTCTATTTTAGTAAGATCTAAAGACGAAGAAACATTTTTAGATTGGCTTGAAAACGAATATGGAATGACAAGAGAACAATTAAAAACATCACTAAAATAATGGAAAAACAAGAAGTATTTTACAGCATAACCAAAGCGGTTATCTACGGACAATTAATGTTAGAGGCATTTGATGATCTTAAAGACACAAAGATTTTTAAACACTCATTAAAACATAAAGTAAAGCAGGCAGAACTTGAATTGGAAAAGGAGATTGAGAAGTACGTCAACAAGTTTGCTGAGAATGATGAGGAGTTTTTTATGAATATTCAAAATCATATTGATGCCTTGGTAACAAAACTATCTACCCTTGGAGTAGAGGAAATTCCTTTAGTCAATAAGATCATAGATGAATACCTCAACGATAAGGATCATTGGAAAGATAATCTAGTATTACAATTTAAAAAATTAAACGATTAATTATGTCAAGCAATATAAAAATGGGAAAGTTTTTGGAGAGAAACATTTTAGATACCATCTCCAGGAAATATAAATACGAACCGAACAGATCTTTAATCTATCTAAACGAAGTTGAAAAGCAATTAGAACAGGTCAAAGAACTAGTCTTAGAAACTAAAGGCTATATGGATAATGTTATATCTATAAGAGAGAAACAAGACTTAAGAAATCAAGAGAACTTTAACTTTAAAAAATAATTTATCATGTCATTTAGAAAAGCCGATCAAGAATTAAAAGAACAATTAAGATTGTTATACCCTGGAGCAAGCGAAGACTTTATATCTACCTTATTCCATAACATAAGAGGTAAACAGGATTTATTTGGTCACCCCCAGGTGAACGATGATTCAATTTCGGATATAAATTATTTTGGTATGTCAGACTAAATTGTTAATTTAGCCCTGTCAGACGATAATTTACACTGAAAAAAAAAACTACTATTATGAACGAACGTAAAATAAAAGAGTTGCAAAAGCAATTCAATTACCAAGAGATTCAAGACCTCATCAATTCAGGAGAGGCATGGAAAATAGGTGGAGAAACCACAAAAAAGTGTAAGAAAGCATTACGAAGCGGGGCATGTCACCTACCATACCATTCAATTAAGATAAATATTTTTGTAACAGTACCCTCCAGGTACCAAGTATCATCCAATGAATATGGATCTATGCACAGATCTAAAGAATTTTGGAATGATCCCTGGAATATTTCGCAAGAGATAGGAAAAAGTGTATTACAAAACGCATAAAACAAAACCCTTTTAAAACCAACAAACAATGACGTTATTAGAAAACGATATCAGCACGATTGTAAAAGTAATAAGACAAGTTACAAATGCAGACCCACTAGCAAAGGATAGATACAGGCATAATGTAGATGCCAGGTTTATGTTATTCAAAATTTGCAGGGAGTTTTTAAACCTTACATTTATGAGAATAGGCAGGCTAGTAGGTAAAGATCACGCTACCGTTCTATATGGATGCAGACAATTTGATAGCCTTATAGCAACAGATCGAGAATTTAGAACTAATTATGAGGCTGTAGTTACTTTAATGGACAGCGTAGAACTGCAAAGCAAAATAGATTCTACTGAATTCTTAAGTGATTATGTAACTATGAAAGGAAAATATGAAGATCTAAAAACTAACCACGATAAAATATTAAAAGAATTTGTAAAAGGAAGTGACGCTGTAATGATCGCAATGTTCTACACCATAAGTAATTCTGTTATCAAAGCAATAATAGAAGATCAAGGATGTTCTAAACATTTAAACCAAACTTTACAGCAGGTACTTGCAACAAAAGAAATATATAATTAAATTTAAACATAATGCAAACTACAAATATCAAACTGAAAACTAAACGCAATCGTACACATAGTGTATTGAAGGCTAAAGCACACAAACTTTTACAGATACCTTGTGTGCCCACTACAGAAGTGTGTGAATATATCTATGGCTCTAAAACCAAAAAGAGCACGCTTAATCAAAAGAAAACAGGTCAATCTCCACTATTATTTGAGGAGTCATGTCGTATAATTGAATACTATGGCAGGCTATCTGAAAACATAGATGAGATTATAAACAGTTAAACGATGGTTCAAGTCCCCTAGGGACTGCAACCTAATGCCTCATACGTTCGGTATGGGGCGAATTCGAAAACTGAAAAAACAGCCTGATTTGTTCAACATTAAATCACACTTCGATGAAGAAGAATACATTTTTATATTTACTTACAGACATAATAGATCTCCTGGAAAAAGGTGAGATACTTAATTACGGTAAAAGGTTTTCACCTTTAACTATAAGAGCATATAAACAATTGCTTAGTGGCATGAAGCGTTATAACTATAACTTTAATATAGAGGAGTTAGATTGTAATAACGTAAGCAGCAGAAAGGATAGGCTTAAGGTCACCCGAAAATTACAGAGCCATGTTAACGGTTATTTAAATTTAATGCTCGATGACTGTAAACACCCTAACACCAGGAAAACACATCTTAAAAACATAAGAGCAACGCTAATGAAAGCAGAGTCTTATTATGGTTATTTGTTTCCTAAACTACAGTCAATGAGAGAGTTACAAACAGAAGTTATTGCTCTTACACCTGATCAAGTAGATATGATCCACAATAACCACCCAGGAGAGGAACTAGAAAACATATGGTATTACACAAGACTGATGCTTTACTCTTGCATGAGGATCTCAGATCTTACAAACTTTCAGGCCACAAGTGATGGCAATGTTGTTACGATCATTACTAAAAAAGGAATGGGATCGTTGTCTACTTTTTATTTGCCTGATGATGTGAATAGTTATATCGCAAAGAATGGTACGTTTTCCTGGACACTAAAAACATTTAGGAGAGGGCTAGAAGAACTTCTTAAATTTTATCCTGAGTTTATGCAATCTAAAACTGTATACACTTTTGATCATGAAGGGAACCCTATTGCTTCTCAACAATTTTTATATGAATTAATCAAGCCACATAAATTAAGAAGCAGCGGGATTACATATCACTTGTCTAAGGGTTTAAGTGAAATTGAGGTTAGAAGAATATCAGGTCATGCAAATGGATCGGAAGCATTCTACAGATATGTTAGACACAGCGACACAGAGTCTTTGAAGAAACAAGAAATTAACCACAAGTTGTTAATAAAATCATAAATATATTTGACGAACGATGGTGCAAATATAAAAAAATGTCTTACCTTCGAGGTAAACAACCACGACATGAAAAATTCACTAATTAAATGGTCAGATTTGACTACGAAAATAGCGAGATCATTCATGATCGAAAAAGGTTTTCTCTTAGAGAGTTCAAACTTTTCATGCTCACACATCACGAAGACATCTGTATGGAGCGAAGAATTAAGGATTGGATATTTGATTGGGAATCAATCTTGTTTCATGCAAGAAAATATTATATAGTAAACTTTTATTTAATAAACATAATCAAAAATAACAATGGGAAAACTGAAAAGAAAACTAAAGAAAACAACAATCGGTAGAGGCATAGAGATAGTGCCATGGGTCGAAAGACTTAATTACTTCAACGACTACTTCAGGGTTGAAGGTTATTCATTAAACACAGAGATTATAGACATGAACGATAGTATTATCGTCATGAAGGGTATTGTTTTAGATCCCGATAGAAATCCTGTCGCTGATGGAGTCGCTCACAAAAGAACTACAGAGCCTTTTTCATTTCAAAAATGTCAATCAGGAGCACTTAACAGAGCCTTATTTATTTTAGGTATTGTGGATAGTGCTGAAGATTCAATTATGGATGAAGATGATGCCAAAGAATTACAACAAGTAAAAGCCCAGGAACAGGCTAGTGTTTATGAAAACATGAAGGCTCACATTCCTGTAGATTATTCTGTTGTTGAGGCAAGACTTTCCGCAAATAAAAATTTACTTACAAGCGATCAGATGAAAGAATTAAAATCTTTGATCAACGCTGAGAAATCAAAAGTGGCTATAAAGCAAGCCAAGAAAAAGTAACATCTTAGGGAGGGTCTAACCAACAACAAACGTAAAAGCACGACTGCTCTTTACTGCCCTCCCTTTTTTTAAATCTAAGAAATGGATAGAGGAGAAACGATAGAAAAAAAATCAAATAGAATCACATTTAGACTTACTCCGAGCGAGGTACAAAGTTTAAATAATGTGTCATCTAAGACTGACTTAAACGTGTCAGAATTAATCAGAACTGCATTAAAACAAACCTATAAGATATGAGCAAAATTCAAAGAATACCAACAGCAAAACTAACCTATGAAGAATGGGTAGAACTAAGAAAAAGTCTAGTATACAAAGGAATGGTCGGAGGATCAGACGCATCTACATTACTTGGATTAAATCCCTGGACATCTAAAATAACAAGATGGAATCAATCTGTAGGTACTGCAAACATTAAGAACATAGATAATGAGATTATGTTTCATGGTCGCTTGTTGGAAGATTATGTTGCTGACCTATGGCAATATTGGACAGGAGATCCAATTGAAATGATAAACAATTATCAATCAAAAACTAAATTAAGAAAATCAATTAGAAGAAATTCCATCTTCATAAATCCAAAGTATCCTTTCTTGTTTGCAAATATTGACAGACAAATTACAAGCCATGATGAACAACATGGGAAAGGTGTATTAGAAATAAAAACAATATCAGGCTATAATGCTGATAAGTGGTCAGGAGGAATACCTCCATATTATATTGCACAGATCCAATTGTACATGCTAGTTTTAGGATATGACTACGGACAGTTTGCTTTCTTAAAAGATGGAAGGCACATGGATGTATTTACAGTAGAGGCAAATCCAAATATTCAAGAAACAATACTTGAAGAGGCTGAGAGATTTTACCTCAGCGTCCAGGAAGCAAGAAACATTATTGATATCAAAGGAGAAACTATCAATATGAATGAAAGATATAGATTGGTTTCTCACCTAGAGCCTGACGTAGAGGATGAATACAAGGTTGATCTTGATCAGTTTTTATCTGAAAAACATAAGGCAATGGTTGACAGAGTAAGGATAGACTCTGATGATGAGTTACTAGGCCTCACTAGAGAATATGTTGAGAATAGAGATAAAGAAAAGGTTGCTAAATCAAGTAAGCAACTAGCAATGCAGCAAATAAAACAAATTCTTATACACAGAGGTGCACAAGAGGTAGACTTTGGTGAAAGTGGTAAGATCGTATGGGGAAAGACCTTCAACGTAAGATTTAAAGAAACTGAAAAAGTAAATTTTTAATATGAAATTAAACGATATAAAAAAAGGTATACTGAACAACCTGGCAGTTAAGAACCGTCACACACTAGAAGTAGATTCAGTAATAGAAGGCAATTCATATTTTGGAGTTTGCATTTTTGTAGGCATATCTAGAATGTTTAATTTTTCTGCACAGGAAATCTCAGATTTTTTATCTGAAGATCTTCATCATGTAAAGTTTATGGAAGACAAATTTCTTACTATACTAGATGATTACTTTAATTCTAAAGAACCAAGTGCAACATCAAAAGCGTTTTCAGTAAAAACAAATTTACTGCTAAATCACATTAGAATAGAACACAGTAAAACAGTTTCTCTAGCAGAAATTATTAAAGAAAAAATTAAATGAATATAGAAGTTTTAGGACAGGTTAAATATATATCAAAACCAAAAGAAGTAAAAGGAGAAGGAACCCATTCGTTCGTTACTGTTTGGGTAAAAACTTTAGAGGATTCATACCTTGCGATTAATTGTTGGGATGAGCACATCGAAAAGACTAAAGATTTTAAGATTAATGGGATAGTTACATTGAACTGTAGGGTAGAGTCCCATAGAAACAAAAAGAACCAGGATTTATTTTATCATAAACTGTTACTTACATGATCAGATCAACAACAATCATATATGATGTTTTAAGGAAACAAGACCTGTCTCCTGTTGGATACATGTTATGTGATCTTATCTATAAGTATACATCACACGATGGTTATTGTGACGTAACACTATCTGATTTAGCAGATCAATTAAATTCTTCTTCTAGAACAATGAGTCGATATATGTCGGAGTTATCAGATAAAAATTTGATTGAAAACATAGGTACGAAGGCACATCCAAAGTATAGGACAACCCCCCTTTGGTTTACAATCGCTGTGTCAGACAATAAAAATGATGATAGTGTTTCTCTTGAGTACCAGGAAGTTTGTGCTGATGTCATCAATTACATCAACGAAAGGTACGGAAATAAGTACGTTCCTAGAACATATGAAAAAAGATTTAAAAGCATCTTATCCAAAAAGTTTAACGGAGAGCCAATTACAGGATCAACCATGGTTAAAGTATTTATGTGGTGTAAAGACAATTGGAGTCAAAAGTATCAGTCCTCAGTTACTCCTGAGGTAATATTTGGAAAGAAATTTATAGAGAAATACCTAATACAATATACAGAGTGGGAGACAATGAGTAAGGTCACCCCCAATAGAAAGAATATAGCAATAATATGACAGACAATTTATCTAAACTGCAAGCACTTGGCATTGATGTCAAAAGTAACACAGGTACTGAACCTCAGAAAACCACTTGTCCAAAGTGTTCTCACACCAGGAGAAAAAATAAGAATGAAAAATGCCTTAGGGTATGGGTAGAAACAGGCACATACTATTGCCACCATTGTGGAGACAATGGATCAGTTGCTGAGTATGTTACAGAATACGAAATGCCTACAGTAAGAGCAGTACCATTATCAGATAAAGTACTCACTTTTTTCAAGGACAGAGGTATAAATGAAAACACTATTGGTTACTATGGAGTGACTGAAGGTGTAGAATATATGCCTCAGGTAGGGGCTGAGAGGGCTGTAATTCAATTTAATTACATTAGGAAGGGTAGAAGGATCAATATTAAATTTAGAGACTCTGAGAAGAACTTTAAATTAAATAAGGGATCTGAAATGATAATGTATGGTTTAGACGTTATTAAAGATTCTTCATGGTGTATTATAACCGAAGGAGAGTTTGACGCTATGGCCTTTTATGAAGCAGGACTACAACAAGACAGGCTTATGTTTGCATGTTCTGTACCTAACGGAGCATCAACAGGGAATCAAAACTTAACGTATCTTGATAACAGCATCGATGAGTTTGAGAATAAAGAAAAGATATATCTTGCCTTAGATAATGATGCACCAGGAATAAAGTTAAGAGATGAGTTATCTAGGAGAATAGGTAAGGATAGAATATGGTTAGTCAATTTTCCTGACGGATGCAAGGATGCTAATGATGTATTGCTAAAGAGAGGTGCACAAGAATTAGTAAACTGTATTGATAATGCAAAGCCCTTCCCACTTGAAGGTGTGAGTAAAGCATCGGATTCCAGGACTGAAATTCATAACCTATATAATTATGGTATGCCTCAAGGTGATACCATAGGCTATGATAATTTTGATAAATTAATGTCTTGGAGGCCATCAGAGTTTACCTTAGTTACAGGAGTTCCTGGTCATGGTAAGTCAAGTTTTGTAGATCAAGTGGTAATAGAACTAGCAAAAAAGGGATGGAAGTTTGGTGTTTTTTCTGCTGAGAAGCAACCAATTAAAGTACACGTTGCAGAACTTATAGAAAAATATGCAGGAAAGAAGTTTGGTAGAGGCGGTGTTGACAGTCTTCAACCTGAAGAGTTAGATCCTGCAATTGATTTTATTAATAAGCACTTCTTTTTCATAAACCTTAAAGACAATGATCTAACAGTAGAAGGAATTTTAAATAAAGGAAAAGAGTTAGTTAAAAAAATGGGTATCAATTGTTTAATAATAGATAATTGGGCTTTTGTTGAGCATAAGATTGAAAGAGGTATGAATGAGCATCAATACACAGGACTTCAGTTATCTAAGATCAAGATATTTAAAGAAGCATATGATTGTGGAGTTATGCTTGTTGCTCACCCTCAGAAACTAAAAAAGGAAAATGGAAAAGTGGAGGTCGCTTCAGGTTATAGCGTAAGTGGATCTTCACATTTCTTTAATAAAGTTGACAATGGTATTACTGTTTACAGAGATTTTGAAAAAGAATTAGTAGAGGTTCATGTATGGAAAGTAAGATGGAGGTTTACAGGTAAAACAGGTATGCAAGAGTTTAAATACAATTTAGATACAACATGTTATTCAGAATATAATAATGGCGAAATTGAAGCAAAGAGTGGGCAATTCCCTACGTTTAAAGGCCAATAAGCAAAACCTGTATAAGGTTGCTTGGAGCAGAAACAATTGGGGAGGTAAAATTGGTAAAAACAAAAAGTTTGATACAGGAGATAACATACTTAGAGTTGCTATGTTAGACGAAGTAGTGCCAAATCGTGAAGATTATTTTATCAGACCAAATGGAACAGGGCCAGATTATTATCTTTTGTATCAAGGGTTTCATGAATCAGTAGAATATTCAGACATCAAGACTTTTGTAGAGAACAAAATGGTATATGTCTATAACGAATTCAATAAATATGGCAAACACTAATAGAACTAAAGGACACAATTATGAAAGGGAATTAGTCAAGGACTTTAAATCCTTAGGTTTCACAGAATGTGTAACATCTAGATACGGATCTAAAATGTTAGATGACAAAGGTATAGATCTTATGAACACAGGAGATTTTGCTGTCCAGGCAAAATGTTACAAAAGAAATCCACAGTACAAAAAAGTACTTGATGATATGGATGTGAAACCAACAGATATACCAATTGTGTTTCATAAAGCACCTGGAGGAAAACAATATTGTATTTTATACAAAGAAGATATGTTAGAATTAATACAAATGCTTGTACAAAACAAGATTATAAACACACCATAAATGGAAGAGATGCCAGTAAAGTATAAGATTAGAATACCCACAGTTGACAGGTTACTCAAAGAGCATAATGAGGATCATGTAAACATTGTTTCAATAGACAATACAAAGGAGGAAATAAAAAAATTAAGAGAGTTAGATGAAACTCTTGCAACGAAAATAGATGATGTAAATAACATTGTCTGTGAAGTCCTGGAATATCTTCAGGCGAGAGGTTTAGACACCTCTGAATATATATAACACTTTAATTATTTATTATGTCAAATTCAGTAGAATTACAAGGACGCATCAAAGAAATCTCTGATGCACAAACCATTCAAACTCAAAAAGGAGAGATTGAAAAAAGAGTATTAACAGTTGAATTAGGAGGGGACACACAGTACCCTGTTGATTATCCTGTAGAAGCAATCGGTGCTAAAGCAAATTTATTTAGTGCTTACAAGCCTGGTGATGAGGTGAAGGTTTCTATTAACTTAAGAAGTTATAGAGATAGAGACAACAACCTTAGAACAGCAAATGCTAATGCATGGAAAATTACTTATGCAGATGGTAATATTCCAAACAGCAACAACACTCATGCTAACCAAGTGGAGGCTGCTGTCAACAAAGATGGACTACCATTTTAATGGATACTAGAGAGAAAATCGAGAGGGTCGGTGCCGAAATCATCGGCCTTCTTATCTCTAAAAATGCAGACTATGGGGATAGTGCTACTAATCCTATAGATGTTTTTGGAGACGGAGATCCTGTGGTTTCTTTGTGTGCTAGAATAGATGATAAACTATCTAGAATAAAGCAAAAAGGTATTTACGATAAAACCGAAGATACTGTCAAAGATCTAACAGGTTACTTGATATTATTGCTAATTGCATTAAAAGATAGGGAGCAACCAAATGAGGAGATGAAAAATAGGAACAGACCCTTTAGAGATCACTCAGGATGGTTTACAAATAATAGTTGGGGGATTTAGGTCTCCTAACTATTTTTTTATTGATGAATACTTTTCAAATCCACGAGATCCGAAATATGCAACATAGATTGTAACTAGAAGGGTTTTTAAAAGTTCTACCCAACTTTCATCAATATCAAACGCTATATCTAATGCATCTAATGTAATGTAAAGAGACGTTACTACAGTTAAATATATTAATGTTAGTGGCCTCGTATTTTTTGAAAGCCATGAGTCTGATTTCATGTCTGAAGCCCAACGCTTACTAATCTCCTGTAATTCAATTTGATCTAGTTCTAAAAGTTTTAGAGCCTTTTCTTTATCTTCTGGAGGTAGTATTTTAGGATCTTCTTTTTCTATAAGATTTTTTACAATTCCTAATACACCAGAATCAGGTAACATATCACCAACAACATCTACGATTTTAGAACCACTACCTAATAGAAACTTACCAACTTTAGTTTCTTTAAATTTCTTTTTTGGTTTTTTATCACTCATAATATTTACTTTTCTTTACCTTCTAGATATCCTTTTTCGTATTGTAGTTCTTTCTCTATGCCTACTATTCTGTCTTCTAGTTCGTTTATAACCTTTATCTTTTTATCTAACCTTTCATGTATAGTTGTTAACTCTAATTTTAAGGCAGTAAACTGGGCGAATATAGTTCCTGCTGTAAATATAGCAGCCAACAGACCAACCACAATTGACCAATTGTTTGCTAAAAACTTATTTATGTTTACATCCTCCCTAGACATTAGATTATATATTGCCAAATCTTCTTTTAGATTCCCATTGTACTTTTTTACTTTTAGATAAGTAAAGTTTTTTAGAAACTAATTTATTATAATTACTGCGTAAGGCATTTAATTGTGGCCCACTATTACTGCTTGTATCACTCATTGCCTTCCCACCATTTAATGTGTAACATTATAAATATTAAATAAATATTTAACTCATAACAATCGTCTTGTTCATCAGGAGTATAGAATGCCCATCCTAAAAGAGGGCCTATTCTAAATCTTTCTGATATTGCAACTTCGTAACCTAAATTATCGAACATATTTTTTCTGTATTGATTCGTACTCAGACTTAGCATCGAAACTAGGGCAGGCCTTAGAAGAGAAATCTCTATGACCATATACCTCAGCACCTGGATAACTGGCACAAAGATAACCAATAAGATACTCAAGGCTGTCTATTTGTTCATCCGTTCTTGTGTCGCAAGGATTCATTTCTGAATCACAACCTCCGACATATGTTATTCCTATAGAACCTTTATTATGTCCCTTTACATGAGCACCTGTGATAGTGATAGGTCGCCCCTGATTTATAGTGCCATCTAACTGCACGACATAATGATAACCGATTTGTGACCATCCTCTATCTTTATGCCATCGATCTATTTCTTCAACCGAAACCTTTCTAAATTCAGGTGTAGCGGTACAATGAACAATAATCTTGTTTATGTCTCTCATAATTAATCTATTACTGTATTTCTCCAGGATTTTTTATTTTTCAATTTAGATTTAGCCTGAGCAGCAGACCACATTTTAGATATGTTCGTCTTGTGCATGCTTTGAGATCTACCTGAATAAGTAAGTATTTTATCTTCAAGTTTACCTCTTCCTTTCATGTATTTAATAATGAGTTTATTAAACTCTTGACCAGTAGTAACCTGATGTTGATACAGTTCTTCATCTGTAAGAGGTCTCATGTCTCTTCCTATTTTCATAGGTCTATTTTGAATTTTACCAGGATAAGCGTTATACTTATCTAAAAACTGCCATCTAGCATCAGAGCCTCTTAAACCTAACCAATGAGTATAAGGAATTACTGTTTCACCAGGATAACTTTTAGCCTGTTCACCAAACACATCGACTTTTGGTTGACCTGCTATTTGACTAAGTCCTGCTGCGTATAACAATGCGTTTTTAGCATCTCCTGCACTATATGAATTAGCATCAAATATTTTAGTCACCTGTCTAAATAAATTTAGGTTTTGTGGTAATGGTCTCATTATAGTACCTCCTACAGATCTAATAGATGTTTTACCTATACGCTGTAATGTTTTATTTAAACTAGAATCACTAACCGTATTAGGATCGTATTGAGATCCTCTACCATCTACTTGACCAAATATGGCCTCAGTTAATTCTTTCACAGATGTAAGTACAGATGAATCCATAATTAAGTTTGCTGAATTTGCATAAGCAATAGTTAATCTAGACATCATATCATCAAACACTTCTCCTTTTCCTCCTGTCATCTTGTGAGTTTCCATATAATTACCTATAATGGCCATTGGAATTGCTAAAGGAACTATGTTTCTATAATCCATAACTACACCACCAACTCTAAAAGAATATGGAGGTAGTGAAGCATTCTTCATATCGTTTCTAGTGTACATGTTAGAGTTGTTGTAACCTCCACCACTTACTTCAAAAAACGGTTCCTCATCATCATCTTCATATGCCTTAGCCGCAAGTGCTGCTAGACCTAAAAACGACATTGTACCAAAGTATGCTCTAGACATTTGTTCGTCTCTCATTCTAGATCCTTTTTCACCCAAACCATCCTTAGCAATGTATGCTCTTGCTAAACCTATACCAGGTGTAACATCGATCATATATTCACCAATTGAACCAATAATACTTGTAAAAGGTACAAATGATTTCAGGGCAAGTTTACCACCAAACCCTATACTTTGTGAATTGGATGCTTGTCTAATTTTATCAGCGACCCAAGCAATAGGTTGAGCAAAACCACCTGGTCTATTGTCTATAAACACCTGTGCATTACTAGCCAAGTTAGCGTCTGTAGCAATACCGTTTATTTCAGCCTCTTTCATGGCCTTCATGTATTCTTTAAACTCTTCAATGGTTCCATCGAAACCATCTTTTTCCTTCATCACCTCAAGTTCAGCATCTGATTTGTCAACAAAGTCCTCACTGTATTTTAAAGCAAGTGCTTCGTGCATTAATTCTCTTGCTCTAACAACTTCTATATTACTAAAATCAGTATTAGGATCAGCCTCACGCATTCTGTTCATTAAGGTTTCCATTTCCTTTTGTGCGGTTCTACTAACTTCAGTTGCTAAGTATAACTCTGATGCTCTCTTTCTTAATTGACTTTTAGGAACACCATCTTTTCTTAATTGATCTATCAGATAATTATAATATCTACCTTCATATCCAACTTTACTTATAAATCTATCAGTAGCATTTAACATTCTACCTACATACTTATAGTAATTGTAAGGGTTTGCTTTACCACCTTTAAATTCTGTAGTTTCTAAAACATTGTACTGACCACCATCTGGTGTGCTTTCAGAGTTCTGGTATTTATCTACTCTGGCTCCATTTTTCCAGATATCCATAGCCATATTATAGCCTTGCTGCATACCTTTTTTGTTTGTGCCAGAACCAATCTTTCTTATGAAATCAAAGTAACCACCTGTAAAGATTTTATCTATTCTAGACATTTCCATTAACGGTTGCAAAACAATGTTTGCACTACCTGATGTCACATTTAATACTTGCGTAGACGCACCTGATAAAAGTGCTGCGTATTGCAAACCAAAGAAGGTGTCTTGCCATGTGTAAGAAGGTAATACTGAATCCATATATTTATACATAGATCTCATAGCAACATTAGCAAGTTCACTGTTAGAAGGAGCGTCTTTAATTATAGAGTGTAACTCTTCAATTTTTGAACGCTGTTCTTCTGATAGTGTTGTGCTTTCTAATTTTTGTTTACCTCCAAAAAGCCTATGAATAAAATGACCAAACTTACTTTTATTGTCCATGTCCTCGTTGAACTTCTCCATGGCACGTTCAGTCCTGTCAATTAATGTAGCGGCTGTTTGTGCTGTCCAAGATCTTAATGCGGCAGATGCTTGTCCTGCTTCCGTAGCGTCTTTTGCTAAAACACGTTCTATTTTAGCCATTGTATCAATTACAGAATCTATCTCCGCACCTGAGGCACCCTCCGATCTAAGTTTACTGACTTTTAATCCGTAATGATGTAATGCTGCTTGACGTGCTAACTGTACTCTTGCTAACTCTTTAACGGTGGTATTACGACCTAGTAAATCTTTTATTACTTGTTCGTTTTCAAAACCACCTCTAGAATTTATATCCTCTAATACTAGTTCCATGGTTTGTTTCATATCCATGGTTTCGTAATAGTTGGGATTTTCGTTTACCCAATCATATACTTCCTGCTTTCCTTCATCGCTGTCCTTAGCATTTTCAATAGATCCTGTTTCAAATCCTCTTTGTCTAAAACCTTCAGACCCCATGAATTTATTAAGCAGCATTCTCGCTTGTTCAGTAGATAGTTCTTTACCATCTACTCTTTGAGAATAAATCTTAATTGCGGGAATAAGTTTAGAAGGCACCATGCCTTGTCCACTCAATGTAGTAAGTAATTGTGTAAGTTGATCAGGTAGTTTTGCCTGATCTATTCTTCTGTGTTCGACTGCTGAAATCGATCCGCCATCATTTGGCGATACAGTTCCAGAGAAGCGGGATCTATCCCCTTCATCTTGTTGTCTTTGTGCATCGACACTTGGACTTCCTTGTTGGGGTTCGACTCTTGTGGCCTTTGATTGGAAGTATTCCTTTGTGCGTGTTTTGCTAGTTCCTTTAAATATGTCTTTTGATCCATTTTCTATATTATTTAAGATTCCGTTGTATTGATTATTGTGAGCAACGAATGTATCTACATAATGGTTGTAAAAGTACAAAACATTTTCGTTATTCTCTAAATTTAATTTAGTTTCATGTGCATTATTACTCCAGTCACTAACTGCTTGCCTTACATTATCATCTGTAATATCCTCTTCGTTTTCAAAAACAAACTCTGGAACAAACTGATACTTAACACCTAATACTTTATTTCCTGCTTCATTAGTTATAAAAGTATAACCAGAAATATCTGTTTTTATTGGCCCTAACTGAACACCTTCTTTGTCTAAATTTTCTCTAGCGAAAGTAGATGCTTCTTCAAAACTCATTGGAGTTCTAAATTGCATTTCAACAGCAGGCCGAGCGTTTGGACGTTTAGCCAATTCTCTCTCCATTGTTTCAGGATCCATTCTCTCATCAATAGGTAATACCTCTGATAAGAATACAGATTCTTGTTCATGTTTCTTTGCAGACTCAATAGCCCTCTTTAAAACAGGAGTCATATCTTGATCCGACTTTACAATCATCTCAGCATCAAAACTTCTTTCAGGATATATTAAATACTGTCCCTGTGTCTCGTTTACTTTTAATGATACCAGGTCACCCTCTCTTAAGTCATTTTGAATAGACTGTCTTTCCTCTTCTATTATTTCTAAGTTATCTTTTGCTTCTAACTCAGGATCTGTATACTGATCTCTTTCTGTACTTAATCCTAAATAATATCTAGTGATATCATTTTTAGCAGCCTCTTCCCTAAAATCAGATTTCTTAGCGGCAGTTCCTTTTGACCATCCTTTCTTTAACCAAAGATCCTTTTCTGCAAACCATAAGTATGCCTGTAGATCATCAGGATCCATATCTAGTTTAGCCGAAGCGTTTTTAATAACCTCTTCCGCTAATTGGTAATCTGAAAAACCTCCTGCCTCAGCAGCATAAACTCTTTCATCTACACCTTGCTCGGCTCTCTCAGCAATTCTATATCTATCGACATTACCATCGTAAACCATTCGTCTTATTGTACGAGCAGCCCATAAATCAATGGTAGGATTTGTTGTTATACCAACAACATTTTCATAAAAGTTATTTGTTTTTGATTGCTGAGTTTGTTGCAACCAAATACCTGCTAACACCTTTGCAGCAGCAGGACTATTAATACCGTATAGTTTTGTAGGATTATCAGTTCTATATAAAGGGTTAGCCTTTGGCCATAGATTTAATAACTTTCTTTTTGTTTCGTTAATATCTTTAGGATCAGGCTTAAGTCTTGATTCGCTATAAGCAGTTTTTCCTTGTTTTTTTAAAGCGTTTACTGCTCTTCCTTTATATTCGTTGAAGAATTGATTTAATTCCTCTTCGTTTTCAAACTGTTCTACTCTATCAATAAACTCTTTATATTCTTCAATGTACTTGTCATAAGCACCCTTTGAATAAGCCTCTAATGCTTGAGTAGCATATTTGTAATTTTGCTGTACATCTGTCTGTCCTGAAGTTGCACCTAACAATCTACCAAAGAAATTAGTTCTACCTCCAAAGAGGTTTCTCATATTTAAATGTAAATCTTTATACCATCCTAAACCTTTAACTACTTCAGGTACATCCTTATTCGCTTCAAATTCATCTACAATTTTATCACCAATCAGATCTATTTTCTCTTCAATTGTTCCCTCAAAGTATTCATTAACTCCGTTAACCAAAGCATAAGACTGACCAGATATTTTAACTTTTAGTTTACCTGATTTTGTTTTAGTGAATTGATATTTACCTTCCTTCATCACAGGAGTAAGTTGTGATAGTGTTGGGTCGTTTTCTAATGTTTCTTTTAACGCATTAAATTCTTTTATTGCTTCACGCTCAGGGTTTTTATATCTCTGTGCGTCAATTGCGTCAACATCAATTGATTCTTTATTTGCATTAGGATCAATACTTGTGGCAGACATTATTTTCTCTGCACTTGAGTTTATAACAGCATCAATACTACTTGTTTTAATATCAAAATCTGCGTCACTAGGTAGGTTTAATGCTTGCTTAATTGCCTGTTTAACTTGATCAATTACTTTTTCAAACTGTGATTGTCTCTTAGGATCTTTAAATATTTTAGCACTTTTTTCACCAATAGCCTGTACTAAAGCCTCGTTTAGTGCTCTATCTCCATAACCGTTAGCAACCGCTTCTTTATGATACTTTGTACCTTTAATTAAAGCCATTGCTTTTTTATGAGCATCTGGATTAACTTCAGCCAACATATCCTCCCATATATGAGCAAACTCATGTATAGGTGTATCAAGCGTAGCAAGTTTAGGGTTTATATAAATTTGATTTGTATTTCTATCTCTGAACCCTTTGTTTTTTGCAGGATCTAATCCTCTCTTTTGAGCCTCAGCATTAAATACTTCTTGATCAAATTCTATTGTTGATCCTTTAAATACTCTTTGAAAATGATTACCAATTTTTTCTATGTCTTCCATAGATTCATTGGTGCTGTTTTCTGATTTAGGAGAAACTATGTTATCTATCTCATTAACAATACTAGTTTCTTCTTCTTTTGAAACAGTAGTTTCTTGCTCGTTAAAAACTCTAATACCTTTTTGACCTCTGTTATATGCAGCAGCCAATCGCTTCATTCCATCTAAAACATTTCCTTCATTATCAATAACAGCAGGAGCATTTTTATTCTTGCCATCATATACCATGTCAGGGTTTTCATCTACAAACTTTTTAAACTCTTTGTTTGTTTCGTATAATGTTTCAAGGGAAGTTCTTTTCATTTTGAAAGTTCTACCCTGAATGTTGTCAAGTTTAGTCTTTAAATCAGAATCTGTAGCACTATCTCCTATGTTTTCTATTACAGATACAACTTTACCTCCATCGACAATAGCACCTTGTTTAGGTATACCATTTTTGATTTCTGCTTTCTTTTCCTCTACAGTTGGTTCCGCAGACGTTTCTGCATCAGGTTGTGTAGGTGCATTCATAGAATTATAAACAACATCAGCCAACTCGGTAATCTCATTTATTTTAACCCCTGAGTCTTTTAATGGCTTTACTATAGTTTCATATACTTTAGCCTTTTCTAACATACCCTGGGCAGTTTCCTCAGTGAACTTAGGGTTCTTTTTATTTAATTCTTTTTGTACTGATTTTTCAAAGTTTGCATAGTCTAGTCCTGCTGTAGTCCAGGCTTCCTTCTCAAGTTGAGACGAAGATACTCCCAAGTTTGGAGATGCCATTAAAGTAGTTGCTGTAGCAGTTAAAATAAGAGTGTTAGTAAACTCTTCTTTAGACATAAACTTATCTACACCATATACTGGATTGGGAGAGTTTTGATCATACTTATATTTTTGGTAATTTTCAAATCCTCCTTGTACAAGTTCCTCTATTTCCTCAGATCCAACTTCTTTTAGATATGCTTTGGTACCTGCTTTTATTGCTGCTTGTCTACTTCCTGAAGATGCTAAGGTTTTTACCGCTTCTTTTGTGGCTCTTTGTCTCACACCCATCATAGCACCAACACCCTTTCTTGCTAAAGGGTTGTTAAATAGAGCACTAGTACCACCAGTAACAAGACCTATACTTAATGCCATTGCTTCAGCGTCTTCTGGATCAACTCCTAACTCTCTGGCTTCTTTGTTTGTAGAATGATATGCTTTAAAGAATTGGTCACCCCCCATTATAGAACCCGCTACAAGAGATCCACCACCTGTGTATGCTGCGGCAACTAAAGCAGGAGTCATTTCACCTACGGTTTTTAAAGTCATAGGTAATATATACATAGGGTTTTCAGATAAATCTGCTGCTGCTACCTGATCAGGTACATAAGCAAATTGACCTAAAGATGTATCCTTCCAGTTATCAGAAGAGAAAAAGTGAGATACACTATCCGCAGCCTTTTCTACTTGTCTGTCGTAAACATCATTCAGTGCTTTTTTAGCCTCCTTTTGTTCGTCAGACATAAAAAGAGATTCATTTATTTTATCAGCCGCAGCCATTGAAAATCCTGTTGGAGTTAAATATTTAGTATACTTACCTCCAAATTCAACAACACCACCTAAAAGATTACCAAACCCTTCAACTAAACCACCAAGCCCAACTGCTACAGAAGACTCCAGATATCCTGGCCCTGTTCCTGGTACACCTCCCATACCCATAGCACCTGACAACCTCATTGTTTGAAGCATGTCTTTTGCATCATTACTAACCAGATCGCTAAAATTAGCCTTCATATGATTATGATACTTAGATGCCATATCCTCATGAGACTTATACATTTTCATAAACTCATCATCCTCACGCAGTTCAGGCATGATTCTAAAGAAATCTTCATTTTTATCTACAAAATCATACAGGTTTTTGTCGTAGTTAGCAGCAATATATCTTAATGCATTTACTTTAAATTTTGTTCCTTGAAAGTTTCTTGCTTGCTTAGTAAATTCATATGCAGATCTAGGATCTTCAAAAGGATTTTCTCCTGGTTGGTATTTTTTATTAAACTCAGGATCAGTATGTCTTAACACCTGTCCGTATTGTATCAAATTCTTTTTTACACTTTCATCTGTTCCATCTGGCAATAAACCTGGTTGTGCAATAACACCATCAATCTCCTGGTTATTATACATTTCAGTACCCTTGTCTATAGCACCTTGTATTTTACCCCATTTACCTTGAGCATTATCAGGATTTGTTTGGGCATTTAATACATTTATAGAACCATTATTATTTTCATATTCAGGAAACTGAACACCTTCTAATTCAGGAAATAAATTTTCAAACTTAGAGTTTAACTCATCACCTTGTTCGTAACGACCTCTATTAAACGTGTTACCCCAGGCGACAGCGTCTTGAAATTGCTCCTGATTTAGACCAGGGATAACTCCTTGTATGTCTTGTATTTCAAAATTAGACATACCTGTATTCCTTGACTTTCTTAATTTATCCGCAAGAATAATTAATTTATCTTCTTTTTCCTCTGTACTTAAATCTACAAAAGGATCAACTCCTAAGATATCTTCGTCTTCCATATTTTATCTTTCCTGATTTAAATCAAATTCACCTGAACTTCCTGATACTTCATTAATAAAGTCTTGAACTTTTACTTTTGCTGTTTGGGATGGCCCATATGTTCCATCTCCGTTATCAACTTTAAAATCTAATATACCGTACTTTTTAGAGAATCTATTGCCATAATATTCTCCATGTCTTCTAAACCTAATATACTTGACTTTTTTATCAGTAATCTGTTTACCATCTTTATTAGTTACACCTACACTTGTATGCCCATTTCTAGCAAAATGAAGATTAACAGGCTCTAATGCTTTGTCAATTGCTTCACTGTTATTACTTGCATCATATATGCTTTGGCCTAAAACAACAGGATCAAAAGCAGGTTGTTGTTGTGATTGATCTTGAGCAGCATTTTGTCTTGATATAGCATCTGCTTTTGCTTCGTCTGTAAGTCCACTTAAATTACTCTGTCTATTTACACTACCATCACTAGACATAACACCTTTGCTTTTGTTGTAATAACTCCAGGCATCAAAGTACGTTTGACTACCAAATGTGTTTTTAGACATATTTTGAACTACTTGATTTGCAGTTCTATCATTGTATACTGTATACTGTGGGTCACCGTTCTGATCCATTCCTTCAAAGTAAAGTGTTCTTTCTTCGGTATTAGGATCAATACTTAAATAAACTTTATTTGGTCTAACATAATCTTCATTGATTGACCCATCTTGAATATTTTCTGTAACTACTCTAGCCAGTTTATAATCTGCCTTAGAGAAACTTGTAACATCTAACATTTGAGTTTCTATGCCATCACCATTTGTATCTATCATAGCAAAAGGAACTGAATCTGTTCCGCCTGGTAATTGACTTAAATCTAAGTTTCTAACTTGATCTATATTTGTTACCATGTCATTTACAGTATTTGCTTTTAACTGTAATGTTTTGTTTGCTGCTGAACCTCTATTAGGATCCTGAGGTCTACCTCTAAACTGAGTATCTTCTGACTCTTGGATTGATCCTCCAGGAGCAAGTTTCTTCATTTCTTCTAAAACAAACTCTTGTTCATAAACCTTTTTAGCATGTGGATCTAAATCTCCACCGCCATTTAATTTATGTTTTTCATTAACATAATTGTCCATTAACGTAGCAGCAGAATCATCTATACCTCTGTATAATTCAACCAATCCTTGAGGAGGTAATTTTGATGAATCAAAAGCAGGAACATACATACGATTCTGTGCATCATAAGTATATCCTGTAACAAACTTTTGTCCATCTACTGTTTTAGTAAATTTTGAAAACTCTGAATTCACATTACTCAACCCACCTGTTGCTTCCACCTTTTGTACTATTTCTCCAAGTTTTGATTGAAAATCTGTTCTAACAACACCATCCTTAATATTGTCTATATTGTTTTTAAAACCAGTAAATGAATTATCTAAATCATCTCTACTAGTATTTAAACCACCTGTTTCAATTGCATCATCTAGACTTGCACCCAAAGCATTACGCTCATAATACTTATTACTTGGATCTTGTTGAAACTGATCAGTTATTTCTTTAGCACCTGTAGTAATCTGTGCTTGTTTAGCAACATTAATACCTAGTCTAGCATTGGCCTCAGCAAGTTTAACTTGATATGCCTCTGAGTATGTACCCATTGTCGCTAGTTCTGCAATATCCTCTCCAACCTCAGCAGCCATTATATCAGAAAAATGTCCTGACACAATACCGTCTCTAAGTGCTTGGGCTTGTTCAAACTTTTTATTCTTTGCTTCTGTTATTGCTCTCGCATTATTTTGAACAGCCTGATTTAACTGTGCTGCTCCTGCATCCACAAAACCACCTCCAAAAAATGGGGCTAGATTTATTTCTGTGTCTTGACCTAGTAAAGTCGGTGTATATTTTGCCATAATTATGTTTTATTGGAAAAACCCAGTATTACCTGCGGCTGTTCCTGCTGTTCCCATATTTGCTAAACCTGCACCCGCCTGATTAATTCCACCAAAAGTCATTTGCCTTGACATAGCATCATTTGCTAGTGTACCCTGTACTTTCATTTTAAATGGATCTAATTCATTTAATTTAAATGCTTGATCTTTTGCTTGGGCTAGGTTAGTTAAAGATTCTCTATATCCAGAAATTCGTTGTGCTCTTTCTTGGGCACCCGCCATTCTGTTTTTTATTAATGCATCCTGCATTCCCGCACCTGCACTTGCACCAATTGCTAATTGATCTTCTAAAGATCCTGAAGCCGCTTGTGCTCTTGCAACTGTATTTTGTACGTTAGTAAACAAAGCATTTTTCATGTCTTGCTGTTCTGATAACCTACCATCTTTTCGGTTACGCATCATCTCCATGTCTTGAGATATCTCTTTTGGTATTTTATATTTAGGTCTTTGAGCAAGAAGATTCTCTAATCTTCTCTGTCTTTTTTTCTTGCCAAATATACCAGAAGCCGCTTGTGCCAAACCACCTAGTGCTTGAATACCTCCTCCGATTAAACCTGCTGTAACTATTCCTGCCATGATTTTTCTTTTTTATTATATTCCTCTATTGTAATAGAGTATAGTTTATCTTGTACTTTTTCAATATCTTCTATGTTTGTAGGGTTTTTATGCACATTAATAAATAAGCATTCCTCTGTACAAACAATAAATCTTTTTGCACCTTTAATCGATCTAGCATAGCAAGGTGCAATATGCTCTACTGTTTCCCCATCCGTAGTAACAAAGATTCTACCAGATAGTAAAAACCAAAAATGATCAGTGTGATGTATCGCACTAACCACAAATGATCCTTTTGGCATTCTCATTTTCCTCATATATAACTGATCTGAGAAATCATGTGTGATTTGAAACTCATCGTTATTGACTAGAGTTTTCCCATCTCCATAGATGCCTTCTTGATCATTATTTGCAATCATTACATTTTGTAAATCCTCTAGTTTTTGTTTGAAATTACTAACCTCAGATTTACCTTGTTTTTTGACTGCCTCCTCTTGAACCATTTGTTGTGTGTCCTTTACTAGTTATATATCCAATATTAGAGTGTTTAACCTCTAAATCTTGTGCTCTGAAAGTCATAAATACTTTTATATACTGACCTCTTAGTTTAGTCCCCTTCATCAATCTGTCTCCATATGTAGAATTATCTCCCACGTTTGGATCATTTGTATCACCAAAAATATCAGCATAAAATACACTTTCTCTTTTGGTATAGTCTTCTTTCAAAAGATCACTATTCATTGTCCAATTATCTATTGTCTCAAATCTAGTTATCCTTGGCTCTACATTTCCTTCAACAGCATGTGTTAAAAACACCTTAGATTGTGATGGTTCAATGTTTTCTACATAACAAACCTGTGTAGGAAAAGCACCGTTGTAAAAATAGTTTTTATTATCCGAATCATCATGAATATATAACCTCCCTTTTACAAATGACGCAAAGCCTGTTTTATATGTTGAAAAATACTCAGGAGTAAAAGAATATCTAGTAACCCATCTTTGTGCTGCCTGACTCCAAGCCAACGATTGTTTTGCTCCTGCTTGTACTTGTTCTACTATTTCTTCAACCTTTTTATAAACCTGTACATTTGTCTGCCATTGATAGTTACCTGTATTACTGTTGGAGTAATCAAAAGATATTACAGGATTTGAACCATGATTATTAGTTAAAGTTAATTCAATACCTGAGTTATTATACCCACTATTTAAATCATCTTCTGCAAATATAATAGCATCAGAATATCCTATTTTTATATCTAAATCTGTTTTTGGTGTTATACCTTCACCTTCTTCTACTATTTTAAAAACAACCCCACCTTTGTAGAAATCACCAACCGTCACATTATCTGTAGTTACTTCTTTTCTAACTGCCCTAACTCTAAATTTATGGTATTTACGTCTTCCAAAATATGCCCCACCTCCAGAGTTTGGATTGAAGGACATGCTAATACAGGGATTGTTGCTTTGTTGATAACTTGATTCATTAGAAGCCCAGTAGTTTTTTACAATAGCCCAACTATGATTTTTTCTCAATGGACTACCTCCTTGATTAATAATAACAGGATCTAATTCAGACATTAAATTATACAATGTGGCTAATTCCCAAGCATTTGGTAAATACCAATCATCATATGTAACACCACCAACCGTTCTTGATATGTCTGAAGCAATCTTAGCAGCAGAGGTCTCGTGCCCTGTTTGGTTGATTATTTGATTTGTATTGTATGCTCCATCTGCTGAAGTAGCACCTGCAAAATAATTTTCATTAGTTTGCCATCCTCCTGGCTCTACATAAGTTGCTCTTACATTACTCCAATGTATGTTTTGTGACTGTATATTTTGATAATCACTTTGTTGAATATTTTCTTCTGCTATAGTATGAGGAACACCTTCATGTATGTCTACTATATAAACAGTTTTACCTGATGTTGTAGGCACCTGATTGCTTATATCAAAGACAATTTTTATTTCGTCTCCAGGATTAAAACTTGTATCTATAGAAAAACTACTCATTTCTTATGGTTGATATGTGGAACTGCCTTGCGAAACAGATCCAGTTATACTTACAGGTCTCGCAATACCTGTTTCGTTTGATATACCATCAAAACTAGAAACCTTAAAGTATATATCTCTTGGGTTTCCATAATTCGCAGGTACGCTAATTGTTATTGAATCAACTGATTGGTTGTTTTCAAAACCTACAGAAGAATATCTTGGAACTAAAATCTGATCATTAGTATATAAATCAACTTGGATAGTTCCACTAACCGAGCCTTCTGGTAGACTTTTAAACACATCTATCTGCACTGGGCCACCATTACCATGAACTTCTGCTGTTCTAAGTCTAAATCCACTAATGCCCAAGTTGCCTGACTGTCTTTGCATAGTTTTCACAAGTCCATAATGTGTTCCTACACTATCTATAACATATGCCCTAAAGTAATGTGTTGTGTCTTCTACTAATCTAAGTACATTACTTTGGTAGTTTTGAGGGTCTTCAGTCATTTCTCCAGACACCAAAATCTTCTCTACATCTATATAACCTATTTGTGGGTCTGTTTCAGTAGTTGACCAAACAAAACCATATTCTGATACAGTCGCCTGGTTTTGATAAACTGTTCCTTCAAATCTATTAATATCAGCATCATACGGTTTTGTTTCGATTTGTGATGGCTTTACATTTGCTTGTCCTGTAGTTTTAGGAACACAAGATCCATAACTAGTTCCGAAATTAGATCTTAAGAAAGGTTTCACATAGTAAGTAGTACTAGGTGAAAGATCAGATGCTGTAGTATTAAAATCAACCGCATCCGAAGCGGAAGTTCCAACCACAATAAGTGTTACGTCTGAATCTCCAATTGCAGGATTACTATTTGTTTCTGAAATTACAAAACCAAAATCAACAGGAGTTTCTCTATTTAAAACGATGCCACTTCTAAAGGTTAATGATGTTGTTGCTACATTGGTAAAAACAGGAAGTGAAATTACTGCTCTTTTTAAAGGTCTTGATTCAATTGTTATAGAATCAATATCTTCATCTATTCCTGAAATATTAATATTAGAATTTCCTGATAAATAACCAATTGTTTCCGAGCCTTCTGTAATTGGAGTGGCAGTTGTTGATATTCTATTAGTAGGTATAATAGTACAAGCACCTTGAGAGCATTCTGAAAAGTTTATTGAATTTTCATCATCATTACCAAATTGCCAAAATCTCCCAGTAGTAATAGGTATAACTATTGATCCTGAAGATACTGTAATTTCTTTTTCTTCAAAATTCTGTATAGTACTATCTACAGCACCATTTATTCTTATTGGAGTATTACCATTAACAGTTTCTCCAAAATCAAAACTTGTATCATTAAAATACAATTTAGGATTTAATACTACTACTTTTCCTCCAGATAATTCTTTAATTCTTGTTAATTTAATTGTTATTTGTTCTACGTCACCCCCAACATTTGACACTGTTAAAGACCCTGAACCTGAAATATATTGGCCATCATTGTTTGGAGAATTAAAACCTCCAGACGTTGAATTGATGATAGTGATGTTTGTGTTCTCAGGCTCTTCTATTGCATCCGAAGGTATGCTAAAACTAAATGGTGAGTCAAATGTTATTTGGCCTACACCACTAGTTACTGTAACAGTTCCTGTTATATTCCATGGGCCAAGTATTGTGTAGTTTACAATCTTATCTGTTGGCTCTTCACCTATATTTGTAATATCAATAATTGGTGTATCTGGGTAATACGGATCTTCTTGTAAAACCGTAACTACTTCACCTGTACTAGGTAGTGATATAATATACTCAGAGTTATAATCATCATAAGTACCTATAACAAAATTTTTAATTCGATCACTTAAGATAATGTTTGATTTTTCCTTAAAAAAGGTTTTCATTTTATTATCTCCTATTGCAGTCAATCCATTAGAATCATATCTAATAACTGTCTCATTTTTAACATCAAACCAAAATGCTGTACCTTCATTTACAACTATAGATTCAGGATGCATTGTACCATAAGAACCTTTTAATGTATTCATGGTTCCAATAACTCCAGAAGAAACTGCTAAAAATTGACCTCCACTAGAGGTTTGTTGTAACTGCTGTTCTCCAAGATATATACCAGTTGTTTCATTTTCAGAAATAGCCAACATTACAGAGCCTGTAGATTGAGTTTTACTAGTTATTTTTAATGCTCTTAATGGGCCAGTAGCGTCATCCAATCTCTTTTCATCTAATGCACTAAACTTAGATAAACCATTTATTTTACTTCCTGGAATTTTTGTTTCGCTAAATACAATTGCAGTCGTCTTTTTCTGACTACTTACTTCTGATGGTACTAAATTAGGTTTACCTGTGATTTGAGTCCAATTTAAAAAGTAATCATTACTTGGATTCATTGATTCAGCAGCGTAAGGAAATTCATCAGTATAATCTATGTTAATAGTATGATTTCCATCAATATTTCTACCACCACCTCTTTTCCTTAATACACCTTCATAAATCATATGTATAGTAGATCCATCATTCTTACTTACCTCTTGAGCCTGTGCTGACCCTTGATAATTTAGAATATTTAATTGGGTTTGTCCACCATTACCTGACGGATCAACAACCCCTCTTCTAAATGAAAAATTATCCATATCTCCTTGAGCCGCTGCCATTACAACAGACCCAAAACTGCTTTCCCAAAATAATTCTTCTATATTATCATAAGTTCTAGTAACTGATGAAGCAGGATAAGTAACCTCCCAAGTTCTTCTATCCTCACTAGCAAGCAAAGTACCTCCCTTGTATTCTGTGAGGTATAGTCTAATTTCTGAGTTTATTAATATAGTTCCATTTGGAGGTGAAGCCCAAGTAGCAGTATACCTTTTATGTTCCTCATTCATTCCAGAGTTATCAGCAATCTTTGCATTTACAACCCATCTGTCATCTACAGTATGTCCTGTTGTACTTTCAAACTTTATAGTAACACCATTATCTAATGTTTGTGTGTTACCTGTTATACTTACTTCACCACTATAACCTACGTTTGTAGTATACTGAGTTCTTGTTCTTTTTCTCCATCTGAATTTATCAGGAGTTCCCGTAGAAGATATTTTAATGTCATATCTAAGATCTAGATTATGACTTCCATTATTTGCACCTGTATTACATTCCAGGTCATTTTCACCTTCTCCGTAAAATATAGGATAATCTATATATTTTATTTCTCCTCTAAGTTCATGATCTTGACCACCTTCTGTAGAAGATTTTCCTTCAAAAAAATAACTTTCTAAAGTACTCGTGTCGGCTATAAGTTTTCTTAGATAAACATCTCCAATTAATTCTCCAGTTGTATTTGAAAAAGATGCGTTACCGCTAGAGTCTCTTAATATCCTCCCATTAAATGCTTCATAATAAAACTCATTAGGCTGTATTTTATGTGGACTATATATTTCATAAACAACAGCATAATCTTTATTTGATAATGCACTAGTATTTAAATACTGTTCATCATTTAAATCATAAAGGTTGGTTGTGACATACCTTCCTGACTGTCCTGTTACTGCTGCTTCGATTACACCATCATTCGTGATTAACTTAACTCTATCCCCCTCTTGATATGTATATCCTTGCTTATATGATGTTAGGTCACCCAAACCAATTGCACATCCTTCAAAATCAGGCCTAAACGAAACATGTTCTGCATCAGAAAATGTTCCATTTGGAGTATCTGATATTGCTTTTCTATCATTCTCGTCATTTATAGGATATGTTTTTTCTACATTTACAGTGAAATTCCCTGTAGATGCAGTTTTATAATATCTTACTTTATCTGACAGATTTGATATTGTAAAATCTTTAGTTAAATTCTTAGTTCTAACTATAGCATAATATTCAGCCCAATCTGGTATTTTACTTGCTAAAGATTGATTTAAATTAAACCTAATAGATGAATTATATGTTGACAAAGTAACACCTCTTTCAGGTGTTATAACTTTTAAACTATCGTCTGTTAATACACCTCCTGTTCTGCCTGCAAAATCAAAAAAAGCAATACCTATTTGGTATGCTGATGAGTGTGCAAAACCTACCTTTCCACCTCTATCTCTATCATATTGATTAAAACTATCAGTAAAAGATTGTGTTAACAAATCTAGAGAAATATCTTCTGAAGTGATTTGTTCAGGATTTAATCTTCCTTCTTTTATATTGCCAAGAAACAATCTGTTTCGTGCTATACTTAGTGCTTCTGCTTCGTAGGGAACTGCATCCGATAGTTTTATAGAGTTAACATCATCAACAGCAAAACCCAAAACATCATTATAAAAATCAGCAGTTATTACTCCAGACTGACTTTTGGTTTGATTAGTGAATTCTGTTTCATGAGTTTTACTATCAAATTCTTTCCATATAAAATATGATGTATCAGAATCAAATTTAACTGCGTATTGTACTTTATGTACATCTTGAGATATACCAGTTTCATCAGCCTCGAATTGAGGGAAGTCAACTTTAATTTTTTTAGAAGTTGCATGATTCTCATCATCCATATCTTGATTAGGATAATGATATGATGTAGGTGAAAAAACACTTGTCTCTCCATCTTTATAAACATATCTATAAGCAAAAGTATGTGCTCTAGATTTTAAAAAAGATGTATCTCTCGTATCGTCCTCTTGAACTGTAATCTTAAGAGGCAACATTGGAGGTTTACGAATAAGAGTGACTATTGATTTTTTTATTGGTAGATCATATGGATCAGCGTCATATAGACTGTTATTGGCTGCAATACCTCTCTCTACGTTTATTCTAAATGGCTCTTTACCATCTATACCTGTCCAATATAATATATCATCTATATATGCTATTCCTGTAATTGGCTTTTCAGGATCGAAACCTAACCTGTAGGATGTCTCCATATTACTATCTGCAAGCACTTTATAAATGTTATCCTCCTTGGGTTTATAACAATAAATACTAGACGCTTTATACCTTGTCGTTGAGTTCTCATCAACTATAAAATAAAACACATTATTAGTAGTAGGATCCTCATAAGTTCCTATACATTTGCTTTTAGATGACAAGTCTCGTGCGTTAGGAATATACCTTGTTCCATTTACATTAGAAATTGAACCCGCTTTACCCTCAGATGAAGAAACCACTCTTACATTAAGAGCATCTAAATTATCTTGACCAGTATGGGCAAAAAAGGAATCATCGGCATTGATACCCGCTATAAATGTTTTTTTTGAATTCTCCATTCTTAAGATTTGACAGCAGCATATGTATGTGATCTTAAAGATTTAAGAACATCATCCATTGACAACTGATAATTTCTACTTCTATATCTTTTATGTGCCTGTATCCACTCTTCTTTTGCCATAAGTTTACTGTTCATTGGTACAGTTCTATCTTGCTCTGTAACCCTCCATAAAATATATCTCTCTATTGGTTCAGCAGCGTAAGCAGGAACCGAAGTGGGTTGGTCTTTATAAGCCAAGTTTGTGGCTATATAATCTAAAACAATGTACTTAACTAGGTGTAAAGAAGGGTCTAGCATTATAACACCTCTTTCTGGTATGACCATAAAAGAGTTTTTATAACCAGGTTTATGACCATAATGCCTTCCTATATGTTCGCTTTTATCATTTGAATGGCTATCGTTATTATCATGTATTAATCCTTGATCAGTTTCAACATCAGGATATGGTATTTGTGTACCATTACTATCCCTATTTACTAACCTATTAAAAGAATCTTTTTCTATAAGTTTTTTTACATACTGACCATTTGACCAACCAACTCTAGCATAATCAACATAATCACGAGGCAGAGAGATTTCATTGTTTTGATTAACAGCCACCTTTATAGATTTTATAGTATATGGTGAATCGTAGCCTATTTCTCTTACAGCCTTTAGACCATAATGCAAATACTGCATATAGTAATGTATAGGCTTCTGAGTCGTTAACAAGGCAGAACGAATTATTTCGTCTAATTTATATACTCTCATATTTGATTATTTGTATCTGATGCTTTATCTACCACTTTAGGTAATGCACCAATTAATGTTAAAACCTCTTTTACTACCGCTTCTTCCATCTCAATTGGAATCTGTAAATAATCATATTCACCTATTACATTTGGATCTACAATTAATAACTTAACTCTTAATGCTATTTTTTCATTGTCAGGATGAATATCAAATAAAGGATAACGTATAAATACCGTTTGTCCTTCTACCCAATAATATGGTTGTAACTCCATTAGAAACAAGCCTTCTTGTTTCCTAAGATGATGTTGTTGTCCTGATTCAATAGGTATGAATTCTGTAGAACCCTGATCATCTGTTACAGACCATATACCCATATTTCTAGGAAGAGATATTGGCATAACTGGTAGTCTCAGGTAATAATCCCTTGAGATTTCTTTTGATTCAACCTTTTCTCTCACCACTTTATAAGTAGTTATTAAAGTGTGAGGAGGATAATCTGCTCCCAAAGGCATGTTTACCGATAAATGTTCAGTCTTTAACAGCCTATTAATAACCTGAGAAACAAGTAACGCTACATCTTCTCTTGATATTTCTTTTTCATCATTTGTGCTACCTCCTGCGGAAAGCCTTAATATTTGATCTATTATTTTTCCCTTTGTTATCATAGCCCTGTTTGATTTTTAACCTCTGCATATTGATATACATTTACATCCTCTATATGTATACCTAAAGAAACCAAGGCTTTATTTATAATGTCATTTATACAATCTTCTGGCCATTCAAGATCAAAACTAGGTAACAAAGTATAAGTTGATCCCGCAGGAATTACAGTTCCATTTGGTAGCGTTAATGTGTTTTGGGCAGTGTATGTAACACCACTTGAGGTACTATTATGTACAACCTTTCTACCATCCACTACATAACTAAACTTAGGCTTACGAGGCCTGGTTAAATACATTATATAACCCTCGTGCTTAACTTCAGGAAATAATTGAATCTTGTTACCTGAATCCCCAAGTATTCCGACAGGCGATGTAGTTGAAGGAGTTGCTACTTGAGAAATTAACCTATCTGCTAATTGATCTTCACTTACTATTTTGACAGGATTTTGTGTCTTTATAGTTGTTGATGTTCTACCTATAGATATAACACCTGTTGCTTCATCCAACTGACTACTAATTACTGGTGCATTATTATATGTGCCAGTAACATACAACCCTAATAAATGTAGATATTCTGGATTATTACCTCCGCCTGAATTTGTAAAATTACCTAGATCTATAACACCCGCAGTTGAAGACTCAAATTGTCTTCTCATTTTAAAATATCTTAAATCATCAGATACTTTTTGTGTTTGACCGTAAGCAATTGGCGGAACTGGTCTGCCTGGCTGATATTGTTTAGGGTTACTATATAACTCCATAAACTTTGACATTTGACCCCTATCTAATGCGGCATCAATATCTTTGTGCGAAACATACCCAGTAGTCTCCTTATTTAGTATAAAGACTATATAATCATGAATCTCCTTTATTGTCATCTTTTTCTACCTTTGTAGAAGGCTGATCAATAATCTCCCCTGTCATTACATCAATTTGGCAATCTCCATAACTTTCTTTTAAGTCTTCAGATAGTTTTTTCATTTCTTCACTTACATCTGTAAACTCTACTCTTAAGTCAGAAACTCTTTTTTCTAAATCTCCTTGCATTAATTGTGTATCTCCAAGAGCAATTTTGATATCAATCTGCTTCTTGTTTAATTCTTGAATTTGTTCTAGGTGTTTTTTACTTACTTTTTTCATTTTAGAATAATTAATTGTTACTTATTGTTTGCTCTACAAATAAAAGAAATTAATCTTTTAGAGTGATTATTATTTATGCTTGGTATTGTAATTAAAAAAAAGAGTTACTTTCTAGGTTGACAATAGATATTACTTACTGTAAAACTTGATTCTGTCTTACCAGGATTATACATGGTAACATAAATATAAGTTTCGCTTGATCCATTTATTAGAAGCCTTTCTTCTCCTTTAGTTATCTCTTTATATAAATCCCATTCTTTTGCAATAGTTGGATTGTATTTAGGATCTCCGTTTGGATCTATATAAACTTTCACTGTTTCAAGACCATCTACAGCAAAATCTATTATCATCTGATCATATGTGTTGTCTAAAAATTGTAATCTAAAATAAGAGTGTTGCTGTTTGCCAAATCCAGATAACAGATGTGATTGACCACCAAGTTTTGATGCTGATGTACCTGCTCCATCTGTAAATTCCATCATACCATGATTAATCAATTTAATATACTTAGGAGGTGTTGCATCATGATCATAACTAAACCATTGACTAAAACGGTCTACTTTAGCACCAGTATCTCCAGGATAATGTTCGCTATTTGTGTTAGTCACATCGTAAGAAATAACACTTCCATTGTCTTTACCACCATTTATTAGATCTTGTAATGATATAGCACCTGGAATATCTACACTAGCATTATAGTTATTTTCTGATTTCTCTTTAGATAAACCTGATAAACTTATTACTCCTTCTGATGGTACTGCCATTATTCTGATATTTCATTCCATGGTAATGGAGTTTCTACAAATTTCTCTGCTTCTTCTATTTCTATTTGTTCATCTAAAATTAGAATCGCTGTGTTTCTTTCATCGTCCTGGTTTACCCAATTTTGAACCTCACCTTTATCTATATCTATGAACTGCTTAAAATCTTCTGTAGGAGGCTCTAGGTCT